CGGTTTCACACATTGTGAAACCTGAGGGGGGGGTTGAGGGATGCCATGATGGCCCATAACAGCATGCATATCTCATGCCATGCCATATAGGGGTGTTTCAGGCAACCCGCAAAAAGCATGCCTGACAGTTTACGTCACATGGTGACAAGAATGGTCATATGGGTGACGAATTGTCGGGTTTCAAGCCCGCCGACGGTGCGAAGGGGCAAGACGCATACGGCCCGAAGCGCCGCAGTATGAACAATGCTTGTAGCGGCATGCGGAAAGGGTACGGGGTGTTGCGCATGCAACCCGATGCCCTTCTTCCCCTTGCAAACCTGCCACAAGGGTGCATCCTGGGCGCTGATTTGTTCCCCTCGTTTGCCGATGCCATTATCAAGGCCACGAAGTGGCTCGATAGCACCGACGAAAGCACCAACAAGGTGCCGATGGACTGGACCGGCGCAACCCTTGAGCAAGTGAACAATGCTCGCGCTATCAAGAAAGCCCGTCGCATGGATGCGAAGGCGGAAGATATGGCAATGGATGTCGAATTCATGAAGCCCGGTGAAACGCAAGCCGACTATCTGACCCGCATTGAAGGGGCAAAAGCCGATGCGCTCGCTGACCTGGAGGCCGACCGGTTTCAGGCCGACGCTGACAGGATTGTCAAGAAACTCAAGGAAAAGCATGGGGATGCATGGGTTGAAGTGGCCGCGATCATCTGGGCGCAGGCAAAGCCCACTACCGACGAGCCAGACTACCAGACCCTCATGCGCCCCGTCCTGACCCAACATTCACCCGAATAACCTGCCCCTTGCCCGATGCAAAGCCCCCTAAAGGGGGCTTTTGCTTGTGCCAACCCTGCCCCTAACGGGGCTTTCTCGTTTGTGTCTTTCATGGGCACAGTCTAGAAAGCCTAGCTTTCCCGCACTGGCAACAGTGCTGTCGTTTCACAATTTGTGAAACCATCCCGCGACTAGGCTAGTCGTCTCGCCCCCTAGTGGGGCTTTTTCATGCCTGAAAGGTTTGTTATGCGCCCACATATTCTTGTGTCGGTTTCGACCACTGGCCAGACCCCATTTTTCTCTACCATGCTGCAACAATGGGCCGCACAAAATTGCTTCGATAGGGACATTGAAAGCTATTGCATCGACGCACCTGACTACATCCCCACGGGTAAGACACACACAGTGGGCAGTGGTCAGCATCGCATGGGGCAAGCCGAGTTTCACACCCGCCCCGGCACCTACGAATAATTGGGACTATCAACAAGGAACCGAACAATGGCAACGACACAGCACACCCGCTGCCTCAAGTGGAACCACGTGGGCAAACGTTCCACCAATGGTGGTTTGTTCGCATGGGCAAAGCGTGAATTCAAGCGTCGCACCAACCATCACATGCGCACCAAGTGTGCGGAAGTGGAAGAATGGGAGAAAGACCTGCTGTGGGAACAGCAGTGGAAACGTGATTGGATGTCCACTCAAGTCAACCTCAATAATTGGCTGAGGTTTGAAGCCACTATTGCTAGTGTTTCCGATTACTATTGAGAGGAGACAATCATGAACATCCGTGCTTTGCTCTATCGTGGTGCGTGCAACCTGTTTGTCCTTGGGTTGTTTGCTTTCATCGGAGCTTTGCTTGGTTATCGGGGGTAATATGCTCTATAAACTCATCAGTTTTTTGGCGGAACTAATTGCAGTAAAGGCATTGAAGCTCTCCAAATACGCCCTTCAAGTAGAAGATTGGGCGTATGGTAGGTATAAGGGAGGCCCTAAATAAGGGACTATCAATGCGCGGGGCATTGGCCCCCTGCTATAAGGGCAGGACGTTTCACAAGGTGTGAAACGCTTGTGCTTTTATAGCAGCATGTGCTGCGGTTTCTTTTGGAGATACTCATGAACGAACGTGCCCAAGCCCGCCTGGATCGTAGCGACCGTATGGCTTTCCTCGGTGGTCAGCGTGCCTACCGCCATCAATCGACGATGGCCATTGCGATGGTTGAAGGGCTGCTCAAGAGCCCCAACAAGACGCACATCGAACTGCGTATTGCAGCCAATGCTCGTTACATGAAGTAAGTATCACAGCTTTTCTCAACTCTCAACATTAGGAACAATCATGACTCACGGTATCGCCAAGGTTCACTGCACCTGCAAGCATGACCAGCAAGACGCACTGCATGGTCCTCAAGTACGAGTCGCCAACGCCACCGCAAAGGGTGATGACAAGTCGGTGGAAGTGCGTTGCACGGTGTGCAAGACTTTGCATAAGGTGAACAAGTCACAGATCAAGGGCTGATATTTCACAATCTGTGAAACAAGGAAACATCATGTCTACTCGTCTTCTCCAATCCCGTCCTTCTGTTGCCGCCTATAAGCGTGCTTTGCGTAGCAAGCTGGGCCTTCGTGGCGCAAGTTTGCAGCGCGCCGCTGAATGCGCGGCCAAGTATGGGACTATCAAGCAAGTGCTGGCCGCTGCTGCGGGGGTGTAATATGCCCTGGATTCAGAACGTTTCCATGCAGGATGTGCGCAATGCATATCACTTCGATCCTGGCACCCGAAGTGTGCTCATCCAAATTGTTGATCCCGACATGGAGCACCCCACTGCCAAGTGGGACTTTTCGGAAGTCTACCGCTTCAAGTTTCTGGACATTGAAGAGGACAGCCCCCTTGCAATCACAAACGAGCAGGCCGAAAGGCTTGTTCGCATTCTGAAAGATGCCCTTCAGAAAAACCAGAATGTTGTGGTACACTGTGTTGCTGGCATCTGCCGCAGCGGTGCAGTTGTGGAAGTGGGCATTCAACTGGGGTTTCAAGACACGGAAACCTATCGTCAACCCAATCTCAGAGTGAAACATCTCTGTATGGAGAAGCTGTGAACCGAGCGCGAGGGATTCTTTTGGCTTCGACTGGCCTTGCAATGGGGCTATCTGCCCTTGCCGCCTTGCCTGCCGTCAACCTGCGCGATGCCGGGGCAGGCCCTGCGCGACGCCGCCACCAGCCCAAGCGAAACACCGAGCTTGAGCGCGAGATTGCCGACCACAACGAAGCAGTGGAGCGCCGCAAGGCAGAAAAGCGCAGCCGCCGTTTGGCAGCATCCCCCAACACCCTGGCGCAGAAGGGAGAGAAGCTGTGAACAAAGAACAAACCAAACCCACCGTTTCACAAGTTGTGAAACAAACGCTGGTGGCATTGCCTGAGTTGAGCGATGAACAACTCGCCGCCTTGTACATTGCCTGCGAAACGGAACATGTCAATCGTATTGCTGCTATTGCAGGCTACTCCGAACAACTGGAAGAAGCTTTTTAAGGAACTATAATGCATATCCTCAAAGAAATTGTTGAAGTCGCTGATGAAGGTTTTCACGCGCTACTTGGTAAGAATGTAGAAATCTATTGTGGTGTTTATATTTATGCGGGTAAGTTGGTTGGTGTAAATAGCACATGTGTAAAACTTGCAAATCCCCATTTGGTGTATGAAACAGGCGGGTTTTTGGATAAAAAGTATAAGGATGCTCAGCATATGGGGAGAGAGTTTCATTATGTTGCTTCAACTTTGATTGAATCATTTGGAGAGAGTCATAAGCTATGAAAAAGATTCTAATTAGGTCTTGGTCTTGGTCTCGGTCTTGGTCTCGGTCTGGGTCTCGGTCTGGGTCTTGGTCTGGGTCTGGGTCTCGGTCTCGGTCTCGGTCTCGGTCTCGGTCTCGGCCTTGTGCTCGGTCTGGGTCTCGGTCTATATAATGGGCCGACATAACCTTACTGCTTTTGTCTACGATAAGCGAAACAGGCTTATCGCTGTGGGTAGGAATAGCTATACCAAAACCCACCCACTTATGGCAAAGGCAGGACAGGCTGTTGGCAAACCAAACACCATATTCCTTCATGCAGAGATTGATGCTCTTGTGAAGGTGAAAGATTGGAGCAAAATTGAAAAAATGGTAGTAGTAAGATACACCCGTGACGGGCAACCCGCGTTGGCAAAACCGTGCCCTGTATGTCAACGCATTCTCAAACCTCTCAACATCATTGTGGAGCACACATGACAATCAATTTTACCCAAACGAAAAAGAAGACGGTGAAGTACGCCAGCCCGTTTGGTTCACCAAGCGGCATCATTCCAGTACCTCCCAACCACCTCGGAGGAGATATCCCCTCCCCTCCTCCCGAACTGAGTGAGGCCGAGTACCACGCAAACATGCTTCAGAAGATTGCCGAGATCAAAGCGGCTGAAGCAGCGGCCCCTCCCAAGCATCCCATGACTGGAATGCTGGGAAGCACCTACTATTACGACATGCTGGTGTATACCGCAGAGGCAGGACTATCAATGAGGTGCCGTGAAGTCTTTTCAACATGTGGCACCTTCGAGATTGAACAGGCATTCTCCAATTGGGTGGCAAAATGGAATGCTTGGCTGAAAGAAGGAAAGAAACGTCGTGTTGTCATTACGGTACACAAAATCCATCCCCAACTAAGTGGGAAAGATTTGGAGGTTTACAACACTGATTATTGGGAAGCTACTTCTCCCCAAGAGAAGGTGTACGTCAACGGCCCCAAGGCCAATTACAAGAAAGAAAATCCCAGTGCTTGAATTCACCCTCAAGAATCGCAAGAGCCCCTTCATCCCCACTTACCCCAAACCTGCGGTAGTTCCCATCAACAACAACGTCCACCAAGCCAACGGTGGGGGAAGTTGGGGGGAAGTGATGCGCCGTGACAAGCTCATCAAGAAGTTGGCCCTTGATTCCAACCTCTCAGTGGGGCAAGTGGTGTTGCCCATACACGCTGATGATGAAACAAAGTACGGAGAGTGCGTGCTCATCGGCATTGCCAAAACCTACACCGAATATGGAAAGGATATGGATTGGCCCAAAAACGACAATCCCATGATTCTTACCCTTACCACCAGTACGGGGGAAACAATCTTTGCAACCACCAACTACGTGAAGGCCAAATGAAACTCGCTTTTTCTCCCTACGGCCATACGGGCAACATTGCCCCCTTCAATCGTCTGTTTCAAACGAGCTTCAATCCCTGCCTTCAAGACTCTCTTGACGGGGCCGATGCTCTGATCCTTTGGGGGGGTACAGACGTTCACCCCTCCTTTTACAAGGAGAAAGCTCACCGAAAGACTCAAACCTCTCATCTCAGTGACATTCCCATCCGGGATCAAGTGGAGTGGCATTTGATGCGTGAGGCCTACAAGCGTGGGCTTCCCATTATTGGTGTGTGTCGTGGTGCTCAATTCTTGTGTGTGTTTGCCGGAGGCAGTCTCATCCAAGACGTTACCAACCACAACACCGGCCATGACATTACCACGCATGCAGGGAAAACCTACTACGCCCCTGCCGATCACCATCAAATGATGCTTGTTGATGGAGTTGCGGACTATCAATTGCTTGCTTGGAGTGAAAAGCGCAGCACACACTATGAAAATGGTGATGAGCAGGCCATTCAACTACAGCAAACAGTTGATCCTGAAGTGGTGTATTTCCCAAAAGTGAAAGGTTTTGCCATCCAACCTCACCCCGAATGGGGCCCCACTGGCACAGAATTCAACAACTGGATTGTTGAAGAACTCAACGAACTGTTTTAAGGAATAATCATGCGTCTCGGCTCTGACCCCGAAGTTTTCCTGGTTGACACTGGCCTTCCCAAGAGTGTTTGTGGCCTCATTGGTGCTGACAAGTGGAATCCCTTGCAAGTTGACAACATGCCCGAGGGCTTCACGTTCCAAGAGGACAACGTGGCCCTGGAATTTGGTGTGCCTCCGGCGTCCTCTGCCGAAGAGTTTGTGGCACACATTCAGGCTGTGCAATCGGCGTTCCTTCAGCGTTACAAGGGACTATCATTCAGCAAACTGTCGTGCATTGTGTTCCCCGATTCAGAAATGAAGCACCCAATGGCTCACATTTTTGGATGTGAACCCGACTTCAATGCTTGGACGGGCCTGGAAAACAAGAAGCCCTCCCCTCCTGTGAAGAACATGCGGAGTGCGGGGGGACATGTACACGTAGAAACACAACTCGACAAACACCATGTCATTCAAGCGATGGATTTGGCTCTGGGCGTACCTTCGGTTCTCATGGACACAGGGAAAGCCCGCCGCCAACTCTACGGCGCAGCCGGTGCCCATCGACCCAAGAGCTACGGGGTCGAATATCGCACCCTTTCCAACTTCTGGATTTTTGACGAAAACCTTATTCGTTGGGTGTGGCGCAATACGGCTACTGCTCTGGAGTCAGTTGCTGCTGGTGTTTCTCTGAAGGAATTCCAGCACGACATTGAATCGTGTATCAACAACAGCGACGAGAAAGCTGCCAAGCATCTCGTCAAGATGTTCAACCTGGAGGTTGTATGATTTTCAGTCAGCAGAATGTCTCTGACATTCAGAAATACTACCTCGGCACCATTGTGAAACTCCCCATCACCGGGGATCGTTTGCAAAAGATTGTTGAGGTGGATCACAATGAAATCTCTTTGGTGGATGTGGACGGTATGGAGATCACCATCGATCTCTCTGAACCTTACGAGGTGAGCTACCCTCTCCCCACCCGTGCGGTTTACCAACAGGGCACCACTGCTGTGTTACTGGCACGGCGCCCCGCGCAGCAGTATTACCGGGGAATTCATGAGAAGAACACCTCTCTGCAATACCTCTCAAAAACAGGTGACTGGAAGCTACTACCGGTGACATTGGAAACTCTACAGCAGTTTGTGGACAAGCCTTGTTACCACAACATCGAGTATGGTTTTGACTGGTCGCAATATTCCAGTTATGCCATCGACAATGTGTTTTCTGTGTGTATGGCGGGGACTATCAATGCGCTTGCTACCCCAGTGGCGCAATTTGATCACAACCAAAAGACAATCCACTGTTGTTCCCTGTTTCAGTCTGAACTCAAGCAACTCTTTCCCAACTGGAGCGTCAATGTCTAACAAAGTTTGGGGGACTTATATCTCCGACACGTGCTACATGTACTGTGCAAGTGCCATAACGGCATATTTCGGTACGGAATATGAGATTGAAAGCGTGGAGGACTGGAAACCCACTGCTTTTGCTCAGGGAAACATCCAAATAACCGATGATGGTAGCTTGCGAAACAATGGCAAGGAGTTCATCACTGTGCCACTGTCCTTTGAGCAGTCCCTCAAAGGTTTTGATGAGCTGCGAAAATCCCTCAAACTGGGGGATGATCCCTACAGCTATCGTACATCCACCCACGTTCATGTGAATGTGATGACGATGGAAACCATCAAGCTGCGGCAGATGGTGCTTTTGTACGCTCTATTGGAGCCGGTGTTCTTTGAATACGCGGGACAAGCTCGTAAACAGAACATCCACTGTGTTCCTCTGAACTACACCCTGCTTCCCAAGTATTATGGAATGAGTCTGGACAAGCTCATTGCTTGCTGGAGCAAGTACACAGCTTTCAACCTTCTTCCAGTCAAGAAGTATGGAACTGTGGAGTTCCGTCACCTTGGTGGTACGGGAGACAGGGCACGGTATGAAAGGTGGTTGTGTCTCATCAATGACCTTTGGGACTTCTCAATGGACACTTCTCCCAACTGGCTGCGCGATAGCCTCTACGCAGGGGCTTCTTGGGAAGATATTCGGAAGCAAGTGTTGCCCTCAAGTGTGGGTTTGAATCCTCCTGCCACGGAAATCCGTGCCTCTCTCATCGATGTGAAACTCGCTTTCGTCTAAGGAACTATCAATATGTGTGGGGGATTGACAACCACACATAAATATGGTATAATGTTATTTTTACTTAGGAGTAAATTATGCCAATTGATTTAGACACAATCTTAAAATCTACAGAAAAAGAAGGAGATTGCTTAATATGGACCAAATGTTTAAATACAGATGGTTATCCTAGAATGGCAGTAGGGGCTAATAGCAATATCAAAGTTCATAGACTTGTTTGGGAGTTATCTAATCAAACCTCAGCTAAAGGTTTAATAGTACGACATAGTTGTAATAATCCAAAATGTATTAATCCAGATCATTTGATTATAGGAAATCATTATGACAACATGCAAGATAGGAAATTAGCTGGAAGATACCACGGACTTTCTCAAAAAGAAGTTATTACTATCAAAGACCTCTATGCTCAAGGCAAAAAGGTAAAAGCAATTGCTCAGTTATTTAGTGTTAGTAAAAACACTATTTATTATTCGTTAAATCACCGAAAGGTAGGAACCTAAAATTTGTGGACACGTTGGATTTCTCTCCTACAACATGACAGGTTTGTTCAACAAAGACCTGACTATGTTTGAAGACCTGCTTTACATCGACGGCCTGCGTGGCGAAGATGCTACAGGTGTGTGTATGATTACCAAGCACAGTGGTGCCAAGGTACTCAAACAAAGCTCAGACGCCTCTTGGTTCATGTATGCGAAGGAGTACAAAACTCTTCGTGATACTGTGGTGTCAGATGCCCGAGGCCTCTTGGGCCACAATCGCAAAGCAACCATTGGAGGTGCCAAAGATGAATGCGCTCATCCCTTTATTGTCGATGATCGGAGTGTTTTCTTTCACAATGGTACCTTACATAATCATAAAGCTATTGCTGACACGGAAGTAGACAGTGAAGCTTTGGGCATGCTTTTCAGTCGTTGTGAAGGAGATATTGAAAAGCTCACTGACGCCACTTCTCGGGTAAGTGGTGCCTATGCCTGTGTGTGGTATGACGCAGACGCAAACAAGGTTTACTTCCTTCGCAACAGCCAACGTACCTTTTACATCGGTGAAACCGACAAGGGGGATTTGGTGTATGCTTCTGAAGCCTGGATGATTGCCGGTATTGCTGTTCGGCATGGTGTCAAGATGAAAGACATTCTCCCAACAGAGGTAGATACGCTCTATACTGTGGATTTGTCAGGAGCTTTGAAAATAGAGAAGGTGCCTGTACCAAAAAAATCTCTGCCTTCTCCCTCTCCACGCCGTGGGGGGAAGGCTACTTCGGCTATTGAACTGACGAAAAGCGAGATCAAGCGTCTTCGTAAGGAATTGGCCCGTTCCGACTACCACTACTTCTTCCCCGATGATGTGGTGTGTCAAGCCATTGGTCAGTGTGCTGATGACCATGTGTATGATTGGCTTGTTATTGGTAGCAACCCTGAATATCCTGGGGTTGAATTTCAATGTATTTTGAAGGACAAGTACGAATACGAAACCTACGGCATCTACAACTGCATGTTGCATGGACACTTTGAAGAACTCTTTATTGAGAAGGGAGTTTTAACACTCATGATCCGCCACCCCAAAATCTCCGCCACCCTGAAAATGGCAAGCGCCCACTAACGAGGACTATCAAAATGCATATTTCCATTATCTCCCACACCTCCAAGCCTTCTGAAAGTGTGGGGCGGCTTGTTGCTGCATTAGGTCAACAAACCAAGTCCCTGAACTATGGTAATGGGAAGTCAAAACTAGAACAATATCAATACTTCCTGGACAACAACATCCTTCATCCTGAATGGACAAAGGACTACGACACAGCCAACAAGTGGCTGAAAGAAGGCACTACCGTGCTTGCTCGGGCCCGCATCAAGGGCCAGACAGGTGTTGGTATCACTGTGGTGAAACCTGGAGAAACCCTCCCACCTGATGCAAAGGTGTTTACCAAGTATGTGAAGAAGAAGCGCGAGTTCCGCGTAAACCTCTTTGCACACAAGTTCGTGAATCTCCGTGAGAAGCTGCGGCAAAAACCGGGCACGGACAACTACATTCGCAACACGGCGAATGGCTACACCACCACCTACGCCAAATCAGTACCTGCTGCGCTGTTGCAACGCATCAAGGATGTGGCGGAAAACGCCAGCAAGGTGAGTGACAGCGATTTCATTGGAGTAGACATCATCTACAACGAATTCTACGACAAGCTTTACGTGCTTGAAGTGAATAGTGGGCCTTCCATCGAAGGTTCAAGTGTCAATGAGTTCATCAACGCAATCAAGGCATCGGCTTAAAATGAAAATCATCAATCAAGACAAGTGGAACGGCACCTACTGCGAGATTTCACAAAGCAACCCCATCCGTTGGCAGAACCTCAAGCCCATTTCTGATGGTGTGTATGAGCCTGTCAGCCACTGGTGGAAGTGCAAGGACTTCATGAACGAGGTGGTGACGGCTCGTAGTTTGGGCAACACCTACGCCATTTATGGGTTCAAGTGTGATCCCAAGGAGTTCTTTGCCCCTGAACAAACTACCCTGCCTCTGTACATCAAGCACATCACTGCCCAATGGGAAGAAAATATGCAGGTGGTGAATGAATATGTGCTTTCACAAGGGTTCCCCGCTGTTCCCTATGTGAAGTATGAAGAAGGGTATGTTGTGGACATTCCTTCGGAGTATTTGCACAACACTCTGTTCATCTCCATCATCACGCTGTTCATTCGGATGGCAAACATCAAGGCTGTCCACAAGACGATGGAGGGATTGGCCTTTGACTCTTCCAATACACAGGACACCACGAACTATCAACAGGCAATGCACAAGCAGCTTGGTAAGTTCCCTGCTGATTGGGGCCAGTATGTTTGGAAGTCTCCTGGTGGTCAGGCCGTTGAGCATGGTAAGAAAGAACAATCGTTCTACACCTCCATCATGCACGATTGTGGTGTGTGTGGTTGGGACTGGAAGGAAGCAGCATGACCCTGCCCACCATTGCGCAGCCCCCTGCGCCCACCGCACTTGCGGAAATGGAAGCCCGCAAAGACGCGGCATACCTTGAGCGCAATCAGGTGGTGGCCGCGCTGGCAAAGGCGTATCCGTCAGGCGTGGCGCGCACAGCTATCGAAGGCTGGTCGGAAGACTGGCACGGTTGCGTCTACATTGACTTGCCGACTGGGCAGGCATCTTGGCACTTCCACGATTCACAGGCCTACTTGTTTGCCGGCCTGCCTGCCTACGCCGGTAAATGGGATGGCCACGACACGCCAGAGAAGTATCGGCGCCTTGCTGCATTGCAGCCGGTGCAGCAGCCCGGTGCAGAGCCATTCGCGCACATTTGCGTCCTGCCGACGAAAGACGCGGGGCCAACCAAGTTTTTCACGGCTCCGAGTGATCCGCGAGGCTTTCCGGTCTATCTGGCAGCGCCAGCACAGCGCCAGCCGCTGAGTGATGAGCAGATCGACAGCCTGACGTTCCAATTTCTTACCGCAGAGCTAGGGCCTACCGCCTATGACCGGGCCATCGCCCGCGCCATCGAAGCCGCCCACAACATCACCGCTGCCCCGGCAGCGCAGAAGGGAGAGAAGCTGTGAGCACACAAGACAACGGCGGGCCGGCGTTCCCGGTTGATGACCTTTCTGGCATGACCATGCGCGACTACTTCGCGGCAAAGATCATGGCAACCTTTCTGCATGGCGCAGTCTTGCCACCAGGATTTGACGCAACTGAACAGATCGACTTCACGGCTTTCAGGGCTTACGAATGCGCCGATGCCATGCTCAAGGCGCGGGCAGCATCCCCCAACACCCTGGCGCAGAAGGGAGAGAAGAAATGAAAAAGTTTTTAGCTCGTCTGAAGTATTACCTGGGTTTTCGTTCCATTATCAAGAAAGACGATGGAAGTTATTATGTTGTAAAAGGGGTTTTCTTTCAAGAAGCCCGTGATAAAACAGCCCACCAATATTGGTGGTCTTCAGTAGAAAGTAAAAAAGCCTTTTGTAAATGTGCTACTCTTGTTGAGGCACGCGAGCTTTTTTACAAACCCACTCTTCCTAAGACGGAGATTATTGTATGAGAGTGGAAAAAGTTAAAGGACGTTATTTGCTATGTGGTGTTATTCTACCTAAGAACAAAATCAAACATGGTCAACTATGGGCATCGGCAGATGGTACAGATCATGTGGTTCGGATCAACGGTGTTCGTGATGATTGGGTAGGATATAACTGGGGAGGAAGTTATAATGAAAAAGATGTATTTTCTTTTCAATGTCGCTATTGTCTAGTGCTCCCCACAAATGAAATCCCAAAGGATTTAAAATGAGATGCTATTGCTGCAATCGTGTACTCAGTGATTATGAATCCACTCGTAAGAGTGCAACAACAGGGAGTTATTTAGATATGTGCAACAAGTGTGTGAAAAGTAGTGGTATTTCCTACGAAGATAATCTGGAAGACAGCTTTTCCAGTGAACTTGATGAGGATAACATTATTGAATATGTTGACCCTTCCCTACTTCTTGATGTAATTGAGGATGAAGAATGATTATCTTTACTGTTATTATCGACTGTGGTGATGGAAGTAACTATGTTAAATACGTTACTGATCCTAAAGTCATCGACAAAATGGAACAACT